AATGATCGCCCACTCCTCGTCGCTCAATTCGTGACGCCGCATCCAACCCCTCCTCTTTCGGAAGGTTGAATCAGAAACCACTAAAAAGCGGAATCCCCTTTATAGGGACAGACCCTAGGCCGACGAGAGTAAGAGCCGTCCTTCGGGGCGGCCTTTTTCGTTTTCGGGGGCCCAGATCTGCATTCCTCCCGTCTCCCCTCCCTCCGCCCTCCCAATCTCCTCCCCTCGCACACCCCAGTCTCGTTCGCAGGCATTCGGCCAATCGCGAAGGAGACGACGATGTCAGTCACGCATCTCAACCAGGTCGAGCTGGCGGCTCGATGGAAGATCAGCCCGCGCACGTTGGAGCGCTGGCGTTGGACCGGTGAGGGCCCCGCCTTCATCAAGATCGGCGGCCGGGTCGTGTACCGGCTCGACGATGTCGAGGCCTACGAGGCCAACCGGCACTGCTCGAGCACGGCCGACAAGCCCGCCGTGAAGCTGGCGTGAGGGGGTGGCCATGACGATCCCCAACCGCATCCCCCTCGACGATCTGCCCTCCATGTCGATTGACGAGATCATTGCCCTTTCTGGTGAGCAACTGGCGCTCGCAGAAGACGAAGCCTGTGAGCGGCTGCGCGCCGCCAAGACTCTTTACGACTGGATCGTCGGGGCCATCGCGCTGAAGTACGGCGACGACGCGCAGGAGGCGCGCCGCGCGGAGGGCAAGGACACCGGCACTGTCAGGCTGCAGGACGGCCCGGTCACGGTGGTCGCCGAGCTGCCGAAGCGCGTCGACTGGGACCAGGCGATGCTCGCCGGTCTGGTCGAGCGCATCCGGGCCGATGGCGCCGATCCCGCCGAGTACGTCGACATCGCGTTCAGCGTCCCCGAGCGCAAGTACACTGCCTGGCCCACGGACATCCGCCAGGAGTTCGAGCCCGCGCGCACGGTCCGCACCGGCAAGCCCAAGTTCCGGCTGCTGCTCGGCGAGGAGGCGCGCTGATGGCCATCTCGCTCGCATCCCTGCGCACCTCGACGGTGCTGCGCCCGCCGCGCGTGCTGATCCACGGCGTCGCCGGCATCGGCAAATCCACGTTCGCCGCGTCTGCCGACGCGCCGGTGTTCATCCTCACCGAGGACGGTCTCGGCAAGCTGCAGGTGCCGCATTTCCCGCTGGCGACGAGCTACGCCGAGGTCGCCGAAGCGCTCGACGCCTTGCTCGACGAGGACCACCCCTATTCGACGGTGGTGGTCGACAGCGTGGACTGGCTGGAGCCGCTGATCTGGGCCGAGGCCTGCCGGCGCAACGGCTGGCAGTCGATCGAAAGCCCAGGCTTCGGCAAGGGCTACGCCGAAGCGCTGACCATCTGGCGCGAGTACATCGACAGGCTGAACGCGCTCCGCGACCGCAAGGGCATGGCGGTCATCCAGATCGCCCACACCGACATCAAGCGCTTCGACAGCCCCGAGCACGAACCATACGACCGCTACGTGATCAAGCTGCAGGCCCGCGCCTCGGCGCTGCTGCAGGAGCACTCGGACGTGGTGCTCTTCGCCAACTACCGGATCTCGGTCAGCAAGTCCGACGTCGGCTTCAACAAGAAGGTGACCCGGGCGCTCGGGTCCGGTGCGCGCGTCATGCACACCGAAGAGCGCCCCGCCTTCCTCGCCAAGAACCGCTACGGCCTGCCGGAAACGCTCCCGCTCGAGTGGTCGGAGTTCCTGGCCGCCATGCCCCAATCCGCCTGATTACGACTGAAAGGACAGCACGATGGCACGTTTCGACACCGCCTTTGACGCCGCCGGCATCGAGCCCACCACCGCCTATGAGATCCTGCCTGCGGGCAAGTATCGCGCCCAGATCGTCGAGAGCGAGATGCGCGTCACGAAGAACGGGATGGGGAAGTATCTCTGGCTGATGCTCGACATCCTCGAGGGGCCGCAGCAGGGCCGCAAGGTCTTCGACCAGCTGAACCTGGTGAACGCCAACCCGAACACGGTCGAGATCGCGCAGCGCACGCTGTCTGCGATCTGCCACGCCACGGGCAAGCTGCAGGTGAACGACAGCGAGGAGCTGCACCTGATCCCGATGACGATCCAGGTCGGCGTGAAGCCCCCGAAGGACGGCTACGGCGAGCGCAACACGATCCGCTACATGGTGCCGGAGGCCCCGGCGCAGGCGACCCCGCCCAAGCCCGCCGCGACGCAGCCGGCCAGCGCGCCCGCGCAGTCGGCGCCCGCCCGCCCCGCCACCGCGCCCTGGAACCGCAAGAGCTGACGCCCTCGGCCGCCGCGGGGTGAGACCTGCGGCGGCCCGGACATCGCCAGACCTGAGAGACAGATCATGACGAACACCACCGACGCGGCCTGCGCGGCCGCGAACGCCCCCGGTTTGCCTGACGACACCCGGCGCCTGATCGAGATCGAGGACGCCATCGCGAAGATCCGCACGCAGATCGCAACCGCGGATCTGGCGCGGCAGCGCACGGCCAGGCCGATCGACCCCGACTGGTTTCACCGCGCGCGCACGGCGCTGCGCCACCTCAACCGCGAGCGCGCCGAGCTCGTCGCTCGTCAGGGCGGCCGCCGCCGGCGCGAACGGCTCAAGGACACGATCATCGCCGTCCTGCGCGAACGCCATGACAGCGCCGCCTGGACCGCGGTGCTGGCTGAGGCGCGGGCGCGGCTCGAGCGGGAGGAGGCGTGCTGATGGCCGAACTTCCCGAACCCCCGACGCCGACCCTCTCCGCGATCTACGCCTCCTTTGAGGCGCGGCAGGGCGACGGCTTCCGCGACCACCTCGGCGCCTCGCTGATCGGCAAGTCCTGCGCCCGCGCGCTCTGGTACGACTTCCGCTGGGTGACGCCCGTGCGGCACACGGGCCGCATACTGCGGCTGTTCGAGACCGGCCAGCTTGAAGAGGCCCGGCTTGTGCGCGACCTGCGCGCGACGGGCGCCACGGTGCTGGAGGTCGATCCCGAGACCGGGCGGCAGTTCCGCGTCGATGCCCATGGCGGGCATTTCGGCGGCTCGCTCGATGCCGTCGCCCTCGGGCTCTTGGAGGCGCCGAAAACCTGGCACGTCGTCGAGTTCAAGACGCATTCCGCGAAGAGCTTCGCCGAGCTGGTCGCCAAGGGCGTCGCGATCGCCAAGCCCCAGCACGCCGCGCAGATGCAAATCTACATGCACCTGACCGGCATCACGCGGGCGCTCTACGTCGCGGTCTGCAAGGACACCGACGCGCTGCACATCGAGCGCGTCCCGGCCGACCCCGAGACGGGCGAGCGCCTGCTGGAAAAGGCGCGGCGGATCATCTTCGCGCAGCACCCGCCCGAGCGGATCAGCGCGGATCCCGCCTGGTTCGAGTGCCGGTTCTGCGACCACCACGGGCTCTGCCACGGTGAGGACGCCGCGGCGGTCACCTGCCGGTCCTGCCTGCATTCCACGCCCATCGAAGGCGGCTGGCACTGCGCGCGCCACGACCGGCTGCTCGACCCGGCCGACCAGCGCCGAGCCTGCCCCCGGCACCTGTTCATTCCCGATCTCGTCCCCGGCGAGGTGAGCGACGCAGGAGAGGACTTCGTCTCCTACCGCATGCGCGACGGCTCGGCCTGGACCAACGACGCCCGCGAAAAGGAGGCCGCCGCATGCTGACCCTGCGCCCCTACCAGCAGGCCGCGATCGCCTCGATCTACGGCTATTTCGAGAAGGAGAGCGGCAACCCGCTCGTCGTGATCCCCACGGCCGGCGGCAAGAGCCTCGTCATGGCCGCCTTCATCGACGGCGTGCTCAAGGCCTGGCCCGACCAGCGCGTGCTCGTCGTCACCCATGTCCGAGAGCTGATCGCGCAGAACCATGCCGAGATGCTGGGGCTCTGGCCCGAGGCGCCGGTGGGCATCTACTCGGCCGGGCTCGGCCGCCGCGACGCGCGGGCCCGGATCCTCTTCGCCGGCATCCAGTCCATCCACGACAAGGCGACGCGCATCGGCCATGCCGATCTGGTGCTGATCGACGAGGCGCATCTGATCCCCGGCCGGTCGAACACCATGTATCGCCGCTTCCTCAACGATCTGCAGGCGATCAACCCGGCGCTGAAGGTGATCGGGCTGACGGCGACGCCCTTCCGGCTCGACAGCGGCATGCTGCACGAGGGCGAGAACGCGCTCTTCACCGACATCGCCTACGAGGTCTCGGTCCGCGATCTGATCGATCAGGGCTATCTCTCCCCGCTCATCTCGAAGCAGACGCAGACCCGCCTCGACGTGACGGGCGTGGGATCGCGGGGCGGCGAGTTCATCCCGCGCGATCTCGAGGACGCGGTCGACCAGGACGTCATCACGCGCGCGGCCGTGGCCGAGGTGATCGCCCACGGCGAGACGCGCCGGTCCTGGCTCGCCTTCTGTTCCGGCGTTCGCCACGCGACCCATGTCGCCGAGGAGTTCCGCCGCCGCGGGGTGAGCTGCGCCACCATCGTCGGCAAGACGCCGAAGGACGAGCGCGACGCGATCATCGCTTCGTTCAAGCGCGGCGAGATCAGGGCGCTGGCCTCCATGGGCGTGCTGACGACGGGCTTCAACGCGCCGGCTGTGGATCTGATCGCCATGCTGCGGCCCACCAAGTCGGCCGGGCTCTATGTCCAGATGGCCGGACGGGGCACGCGGCTCGCCGCGGGCAAGGAGAACTGCCTGGTTCTCGATTTCGCGGGCAATGTCCGCCGGCATGGCCCCATCGATCTGGTGCGGCCGAAGCGGCCGGGCGGTCCGGGCGACGGGCCGCCCCCCACGAAGATCTGCCCCGAATGCGGGACCATCGTGGCTATCGCGGCGCTCGAATGCCCCGATTGCGGCTACGGGTTCCCCGGCCGTGAGGTGAAGCTCGAACCGACCGCCTCGACGCTGGAGGTGCTGTCGACCGGCAAGCCGGAATGGGTCGCCGTCACCGACGTCACCTACAGCCGCCACGAAAAGCGCGGCGGGCGGGTCTCGCTGAAGGTCACCTACCGCTGCGGTCTCGCCTTCCACACGGAATGGGTCTGTTTCGAGCACGACGGCTATCCGCGCCGCAAGGCCGCGAGCTGGTGGCGCGAGCGGGCGCCCGAGCTGGAGGTGCCCGAGTCCGTCGATGAGGCGCTCATCCGCACGGACCGGCTGCGCCGCCCCAGCGAGATCGCCGTCCGCCCAGCGGGCCGCTTCACCGAAATCACCGCCTACAGGTTCGCTCCATGCCTTACAGCCGTGCCGGGCTCTGCGCCGTCTGCCATCGAGAACACCGCGGCTGGGGCTGGTTCGACGCGCGCTTCCGCGTCTCCGACCCGCGGCGCGACACGAGCCGCAGAGACCTCTGCGGCCGGGTTTGCCAGGACATCTGCCACCGGAGGTCGGGCATGATCGATCCGACCCCGAACGAGACTGCTGCCATGGTCGAGGGCGGCAAGGCTGGCGGCGCTTATCTCGACAGCCTCGGCCGGACCGATCTCGCCCTGCTCACCGAGGAGGAGTGGGACACCTTCGTCGAGGTGATCGTCACCGGCTACTGCGACCACCTTCGTGACCTGGCCGCGAAGGACCGCGCGCGGCTCGACGGCATGATCCCGGAGGTGCCCTTTTGATGGCGGAGACCTCGTGGATGGCGCGCGTGGGCGCTCGCCTCGTGACCAACGGCTACGCGATCCTGCCGATCGCGCCCGGCACCAAGAAACCAGGCCAGTTCGCCCGCGCGGGCTGGCACGACTACCCGCAGTGGAACCGGCATGCGAGCCGCGCCACGACCGAGCTCGAGGTCGCGACCTGGTCCAGCTGGCCCGACTGCGGCGTCGGGATCGTCGGCGGTGCGGTCGCCGCGCTCGACATCGATATTGCCGAGGATGGCGAACTGGCGCTCCGCATCGAGCGGCTCGCCCGCGAACAGCTGGGCGATACGCCGGCGCTCAGGATCGGGAAGGCACCGAAGCGGCTGCTGGTCTATCGCACGCGAGAGCCCTTCGCCGGGATCCGGCGCGCGCCGCTCGAGGTGCTCTGCCTCGGACAGCAGTTCGTGGCCTATGCCAAGCATCCCGATACCGGCCAGCCCTATGCCTGGCCGGACGAGGGGCTTGCGGATCTCGACATCGACAGCCTGCCGGCTATCGACGCCGAACAGGCAGCGGCCTTCCTCGACGAGGCGTTGGCGCTGATCCCGCCCGAGCTGCGCCCAAAGAGCCTCGGCGGAAAGGGAGCGAACGGGTCCGGACATCCGTGTCTGCCGGCCCATGCGCAGGCCGGTACGCTGGAAGCGATCCGGAGCGCGCTCGCCTGGCTGCCGAACGCCGAGCTCGACTACGACAGCTGGATGCGCATCGGTATGGCGCTGAAGGGCGCGCTGGGCGAGGAGGGCGCGACGCTCTTCGCCGACTGGTCGGCGCAGGCGGCCAAGAACGACCCGGCCGCCACGGCGAAGGCATGGACGAGCTTCAGGCCCGCGCGGATCGGCGCCGGCACGATCTATCACCTGGCCATGGAGAAGGGCTGGCGTCCCGACCCCGACCTGCTGCTCGACGGCAGTCAGAGGGTTTGCGCGGGCGACGAGCATCCCGCGGCCGGCCTTCTCGCGCGGCTCGCCCAGCCCGAAGCCGCGATGCCGATCCTCGCGCCTGTGCCGTCCTTCACGCTGACGATCCCCGGCGGGCTCGTGGGCGATCTCGCGCGCTACATGATCGACACGGCGCGCAGACCCCAGCCGCTTCTCGCGGTTGGCGCCAGCCTCTGCGCCCTCGGCGCGCTGATGGGGCGGCGCTACCGCACGACGACCGACCTGCGCACGAATCTCTACATCGTCGGCATCGCGGACAGCGGGTCGGGCAAGAACCACGCCCGCGAGGTCGTCAACGAGTTGTTCTTCGAGGCGGGGCTGGCGCACCACCTGGGCGGCAACAAGATCGCCTCGGGCGCGGGGCTGCTGACCGCGCTCCACCGTCAGCCCGCGATCCTGTTCCAGATCGACGAATTCGGGATGTTCCTCTCGGCGGCGGCCGACCGCAAGCGCAGCCCGCGCCACATCACCGAGATCCTCGACAACATGACCGAGCTCTACACTGCGGCCAGCGGGATCTTCCTCGGCGCGGAATACGCCAACCGGGACGGCTCGAACGAGCGGCGCGACATCGTGCAGCCCTGCCTCTGCGTCTACGGCACGACGACGCCGCTGCATTTCTGGGGGGCGCTGCAGGGCGCTAACGTGGTGGACGGCTCGCTCGCCCGGCTCATCATCCTGCCGAGTGAGGAGGACTATCCGGACGAGAACCGTAGCGCCGGGCTCCGAAGATCGCCCCGGCCGCTGATCGAGGGGCTGCAGCGGCTCGCCGAAGGCGGCGGCCAGCCCAGCGGTAACCTCGCCGGCCGGACCTCCGGCCCCGAGACCGCGGTCGATCCGATGACCGTGCCGATGGACGACGAGGCGCAGCTTCGCTTCGACGCGCTCCGCGACGAGATCACCGCCGAGCTCAGGGCCGCGGCCGGCACATTTCAGACGCCGATCCTCGCCCGGATCGCGGAAAACGCGGCCAAGGTCGCGCTCGTCCTGGCCGTGGGGCGGGATGCGGTCCATCCCGTCATCCGACTCGAGGATGCCGTCTGGGCCATCGATTTCGTGCGCCATTTCGCCCGGCGCACCATCGACGCCGTCGAGCGCCACGTCGCCGACACCGAGACAGAGGCGCATCTGAAGCGGGTGCGCGAGATCATCCGCAAGGCCGGGTCGGCCGGCGTCACCAAGTCCGAGCTGACCCGCGCCTCGCAATGGCTCCGGGCGCGCGACCGCGATGACATCCTGCTTACGCTGGTCGAGAGCGGTGACATCGTCACGGTGGAGCAGGAGACCGGGGGTCGGAAGGCCATGCGCTTCCGGGCGCTGCGGTGATGGCCGGGACGATGCTTCCTTCAACGGCCCCCATCCTTCATTTGAAGGAAGTGCCCGCCCAAGTCTCCGTCCTCGAACAGAAATCCGGCGCGGCGGACTTCTTTCAATATTTCACGCAAGGACCCTCGCGCGCGTGGATGGGGAGCGACGCCACACCCATACCCCATGAAATAACTGAAATATTGAAAGAAGAGATTTATACTCATTCTGCCAATGGCTTGCGGCCCCACTTCCTTCAAGCGGGCGGAGTGAAGCCATTGAAGGAAGCGCCGGGCGCTCCCGGCAACGACAACGTGACCCTGACCAGACCTCGCGATCCCGGTCCGGGCGCGCGTCCTGCCCTCACCAGGCAGCCGTGCCGCCCCGGCCTCTCAATCGAAGAGGAGGTCGTCATGGACCGTTCCCAACACATCGCTGCGGCGCCTCTAACGGCTGCCGGCAATCTCGACCGCTGCATTCTCGCGCTGGATCTCGGCACCAGCACCGGCTGGGCGTTGCGCTCGGCCGAAGGGCTGATCACCAGCGGGACCGCGAGCTTCAGGCCCGGCCGCTATGATGGCGGCGGCATGCGCTATCTGCGCTTCACGAACTGGCTGACCGAGATCGACCGCCTGTCGGGGCCGGTCGCCGCGATCTGGTTCGAGGAGGTCCGCCGGCACGCCGGAACCGATGCGGCCCATGTCTATGGCGGGCTCATGGCCACGCTGACCGCATGGGCGGAACTGCGCGGCGTGCCCTATGCCGGCGTTCCTGTCGGCACGATCAAGCGTTTCGCGACCGGCAAGGGCAACGCCAACAAGGACGCCATGATCGCGGCCGCGCGGGCCCGAGGCTTCAGCCCTGCCGACGACAATGAGGCCGACGCCATCGCGCTCCTGCTCTGGGCGATCGAGACGAATGGGGGTGTCGCATGAGGTGGCATCCCAAGGGCTACGGCGGCCATCGCCGGGATCCGGACCAGGTGAAGCGTGAGGGCTGGCGTGAGCAGGGTCTGCTCGCCGTCTCGCTCGAGGACGCGCGTCTGACCTGGCCGGAGCGGGAACTCGTCCGACAGCTGGGTGAAAAGCTCTACGGGCCGCGCCCCTCCGACGAGGGAGGGCGCCATGGATAAGTGGACCCCGTCCCTCGTCGAGGCCCGTCTCGCTGAGGCGGCCTTCGTGCTCAAACGCCTGCCCGAGCCGCGACGGCAGGGCTACTTCAGCACATGGCCCGAGATCGTCCACTCCTTCGCCGACAAGGTAGGCCAGGAGCCGAAGCCCATGCGCGTGCTGCCCTCGCCGCAGGCGATCAGCCGGATGGAGGAGACGCTTACCTGGACCGCGTGCCTCGACCCGGTCGATGGCAAGATCGTCTGGATGCGCGCCCATGGCGAGCGGTGGAAGACCATCTGCTGGACAGTCGGTCTGCAACGCTCGGCCGCCAACCAGCACTGGCTCTACGGGCTCTGCGTCATCTCGCTGAGGCTCAACCGGCGTCGGTTCAACCGCAACCTGTCGAAGCGGAAGGTAATCGAGCTGGCCGGTGGCGCGTAGTCCTGCGCGCCAGAGGGGAAGGTGTGCGGCGGACAGTTTTCGACGGGACAGAAAACCGGCTCGCGGGCTAGGTTCGGGATAAGCTCGGGAGAGGCGCGCGCGGCGCGGTTCCGAGCGAAACCATCCTTTCGTTGGCACGCCCGTTGAAAAAGGAAAGGCGCTGATCCTTTCCTTGCGGGCCGCTGCCCGCCCTCGCCAAGTCCCCTCAGCTGACTTCGCGGTTCCTTCCGCGCGACATTCGTATGCTGGCGGGCGAAGCGCGGAAGATCGCCAGCGACAGGGCCGGATTTTTGGGAAGCCACCCGGAAGCCGGAGCCACTCGCGCCGTGCGCAAACACCAATGAACGCTGGCCTTCCGACTGGACACCGCTGGTGCCCGCTGGACCCCGTGTGGAGTCCGGCGCGGCATCCGGAGTCCGGAAGCCACCGGCATCCACCCGCCCGAGGAACCTTGCCCACCATGACGCTGAGCTTCGCCCCGGACGCGATCGAGACCTGGCCGCTGTCGCGCCTCCAGCCTTACGCGAAGAACGCGAAGGCCCATGGCGCGGACCAGGTGGCGAAGATCGCCGCCAGCATGGCCGAGTTCGGCTGGACCGTGCCCTGCCTCGTGGCCGAGGACGGCGAGCTCATCGCAGGCCACGGGCGCGTGCTGGCCGCGACGCAGCTCGGGCTGACCGAAGCGCCGGTGATCGTGCTCGGGCACCTGACCGAAGCGCAGCGCCGGGCGTACCGGATCGCGGACAACAAGCTGACCGAACTTGGGACCTGGGACGAGGCGCTGCTCTCGGCTGAGCTGCAGGACCTGCTCGCAGACGACTTCGACCTGTCGCTGGTCGGCTTCTCCGACGGCGAGTTGGACAAGCTGCTGGTCTACGTCGCGGAAGACGACGGTGAAGAAGGTGGCGCCGGGGGCTCCGTGCCGCCGGTGACCATCCCCGAAACGCCGCGCAATCCGGCCTCGCGCACGGGCGACCTCTGGCTCCTCGGCGATCACCGGCTGCTTTGCGGCGACAGCACCAGCGCCGCCGATGTGCGCCGCCTGATGAATGGCGAGCGCGCGATCCTGTTCGCCACCGACCCGCCGTATCTCGTCGATTACGACGGCTCGAACCATCCGACCCGCAACAAGGACTGGTCCGCGTCCTACGGCACGACCTGGGACGACAGTTCGCAGGGGGCCGAACTCTACGACGGGTTCATCGCGGCGGCCGTGGCGGAAGCCATCGCCGAGGATGCGGCCTGGTACTGCTGGCACGCCTCGCGGCGCCAGGCGATGCTCGAAGCCTGCTGGGAGAAGGCCGGCGCCTTCGTCCACCAACAGATCATCTGGGTGAAGGACCGGGGCGTGCTGACCCGGTCCCACTACCTCTGGAAGCACGAACCCTGCTTCATGGGCTGGCGCCGTCCGAACCGTCCGCCGAAGGTGGCCGAGCAGACGCTGCCCTCGACGTGGGAGATGCCGTCTTTCGCGAAGGACGAGCGACCCGACCACCCGACGCCGAAGCCGCTGGACGCCTTCGGAATCCCGATGCGCCAGCATGTGGCGCGCGGCGGGCTTTGCTACGAGCCGTTCTCGGGCTCCGGCTCGCAGATCATGGCGGGCGAGGCCAACGGCCGGCGCGTCTTCGCGATGGAAATCAGCCCGGCTTACGTCGATGTCGCCGTCCAACGCTGGCAGGCCGAGACCGGCCGCGACGCGATCCTCGATGGCGATGGTCGGACCTTCGCGGCCGTGAAAGCTGAACGGCTCGGCGACGATGCCGAACCACCGGCCGAGACGCCGGACACGGACGCCGCCCCCGAACCCGCGCGTAAGCGCAAGACCGCCGCGTGACATGCATGACCTGGCTTTACCTTCCTCCGGAGACGCTTCCGGAGCCGGAGACGCATGCCTCTTCGGCCTCTCCCTCTGCTCCGGCGCGGGCGGTCTCGACCTCGGGCTCGTCCTCGCCATCCCCGGATATCGTGCTGTGGGCCATGTCGAACGGGAAACCTTCGCCGCAGCCACTCTCGTGGCGCGGATGGAAGACGCGTCCCTGGATCAGGCTGTTGTCTGGGACGACGTTGCCACCTTCGACGGCCGCCCATGGCGCGGCGCGGTGGACATCGTCACTGCGGGCTATCCGTGCCAGCCGTTCTCCGTCGCGGGGAAGCGCCGGGGCGCGGACGATCCGCGCCACCTCTGGCCGCATGTCGCCCGCATCATCGGCGAGGTCGAGCCGCCCTTCGTCTTCCTCGAGAACGTCGCCCATCATCTCCGCCTCGGCTTCCCCGAAGTCGCCTCAGGACTGGTCGGCATGGGCTACCGCCTTGCGGCAGGCCTCTTCACGGCGGCGGAAGTCGGTGCGCCCCACAAGCGCGAGCGGCTGTTCATCCTCGCCATCCGTGAAGGAGACGAGCTGGCCAACCCCGCGCGCCTGCTCTGGCACCCGGTCGAGTGGCGGGAACCGGACGGAACTGCTGCGGCTCTGGCCGACGCCGAGGGCCAGCGCCAACGAGAACCGGCAGACGAAGCCAACGCCGTCGCAGGCAGCGGGGCAGCACGGGATGAACCTCGCGACGACGGCCGCGATGTGGCCGACGCCGCAGACCGACAGCTTTCGCAGCAGAGGTGGCGCGCGGAAGGACGAGAAGGGTCTGGACCGCATGGCGCGGGACTGGCCGACGCCGATGGCCAACGACGGCTGCAAACCGAGCGCGGGCAACCGGCGGACAGCCGACCTGACCCATGCGGCGGGGATGTGGATGACGCCGACGGCCCGCGACCACAAGGATGGCGCGACGACGTTGGCGAACACGCCGGTGAACGGCCTGCTTGGCCGCCAGGTCCTGGTGACGCCGATGGTTGGGAGCGATACCTCCGAGCCGCGCCGGACCTTGAACCCGCTGTTCGTCGAGGCGCTGATGGGCTGGCCCACCGGGTGGACCGGCTTCGCCTCTGTGGCAATGGCGTGGTCCCGCTGGTTGCGGCGCATGCGCTGCGAACTCTCGCGGCTGAACTGCTGGTCGATGGATGAGGCCGCGGCATGAAGCAGTCCCGGCTCATGTCGCTGGTCGAGTCCGTCGCCAACGTGGCTGTCGGCTACGGCGTTGCGGTCGTCACGCAGATCCTGATCTTTCCGATCTTCGGGCTGCACACGACGCTGGCGCAGAACCTGAAGATGGGCGCGGTGTTCACGTTGGTGAGCATCGCGCGGTCCTTCGCGCTGCGGCGGCTGTTCGAGGCGATCCGGATGCGGAGCGCCAAATAATCGACCGCCGCCCCTGTGTGACGGCGGCCATCAGCTTGTCGGGGTCCAGTGCGTCAGGCGGCGGGGAGTCTGTACACGCGCCCGCGCCCCTCGACCTTTTCGGAGGTGACCTCGAGCCCGAGCTTCTTCTTCAGCGCGCCGGACATCGCGCCGCGCACCGTGTGCGACTGCCAGCCCGTTTGGGCGACGATCTCGTCGATGGTCGCGCCGCCCTCGGCGCGGAGCATCTCGATCAGGGTCTCCTGCTTGGTGCCCTTCCGACGCTGGACCGGGGCGGTCGGCGTCTCAGCCGGCGGCGTGTCGTCCTGCTCGTCCGTGATCCCGAGGGTGCTGTAGGCCAGCGGGGTGGCGCGCAGCGTGATCGGGCCGCGCTCCTCGTCGTGCCGCCAGACCGTGTTGAGGTCCGTGGCGCCAATTTCCTCGATCAGGCCCTGTTTCAGGAGGCTCTTGCAGACGTTGCCGACGGCGCCGCCCTTGAGGCTGGCGGTGACGGGAAAGACCGCTCCGTCCTCGCGCGCGCAGGCGGTGGACAGGATGACGGCTTGGGCGTCGGAAAGCTGGATCTGGGTCATGGGGTCGTCTCCGTATTCGGGCCCGCGTCATGCGGCGCCTTCTACG